ACTGAACAAAAAAGCACCTAACGGGAGTCAGGCGCTTATCAAAATATTCACTTACAGTATAACACAGAAAGAAAGGAAAATCCATGCCTAAAGCAGAAATCACTTACAAGCCAGTAGGAATTAACGAAAAAGCGACTCATGGAGATTATACACATCTTTGCCAGATGTGGGAAGGTCTCACAGTTGGAACTGCAAAAGTTTGGGCCACTGAGATGCGAGAACATCCTGATTTTAAGCAATTCATTGATAATCCAACACATAAGATTGTCTTTATCAACTACGAAGGATTCCGATTGTTTGTCAAATGGAAAAGTCGGAATCGCTATCGTGCTAAAAAAGAAACACTAGCAGAGATGCTAGAAAATCTTAAAAAAGAAAAACAGTTGAAATTTTAAAGGAGAAACAAAATGATTGAACCATCATTGACTAGCCAGCTTTTAGGAGTGGGAGCGATAGCGATCGGCTGCTTCGTGGCCGGCTTCGTCACTTGCCTAATTGACGTTAAAAAAGAAGAAAAGAAGAAACGACAACAAGCGAAGATCCAAGAATTGCTAGATCTTCAAGAAGAATACACTCGCGAAATAAAAGCGAGTGTTTGGGAAGACTTGAAACAACAACGCAAAAGCTCAATTTCAGATAACGATTGGAGCGTGAGTAATGTTTGGTAAAAAGTCAAAACGGATCAGAGAGCTTGAAAAAGAAGTCGATCGCTTACGAGCAATCGAACGAAAGTATGTCCAACTTTTGAACGCGTCTCTTGATCGGGAATATCAACTATTGGAAAGGAACAATAAAAGATGGTAACAATCAATAAGCTCGAGATCGAAAACGTGAAACGCGTTAAAGCGGTTAAAATCGAGCCGTCAGCAAAAGGGTTGACGATCGTCGGGGGTAACAATAACCAAGGGAAAACAAGCGTATTAGACGCGATAGCGTGGGCCTTGGGTGGCAATAAGTACAAGCCTTCTCAACCTCAACGCGAGGGATCAACGATTCCCCCAAGCCTAAAAATCACGCTATCGAATGGCCTTATCGTCGAACGCAAGGGCAAAAATAGCGATCTGAAAGTCATCGATCCAAGCGGAAACAAGGCCGGACAGAAATTGCTTGATAGCTTCGTCGAAGAGCTCGCTCTTGATCTTCCGAAATTTATGGAAATGACGAGCAAGGAGAAAGCAACAACGCTCTTACAAATTATCGGGGTAGGCGATCAGCTCGTCAAGCTCGAAATGGAAGAGAAGACCAAGTACCAAGAACGACACGCAATCGGCGTCATCGCGGACCAAAAAGAAAAGTTTGCCAAAGAGCAGCCGTATTATCCAGACGCGCCGAAAGAGCTTGTTTCAATTGCGGACTTGATCCAACAACAACAAGAGATCCTCGGACGAAATGGCGAAAATTCTCGCAAGCGTCAAAATCTCGCGAAAATCGAAAGCGATTATCAAGGGGCACTTGCAAACGTTGAGCGTTTGGAAGAAATGCTCAAGGAAGCCCGAGAAAAAGAGCAAGGACTCGCGCAAGACTTGGATATCGCTCGCAAGGATACGCAAGATCTGATCGACGAATCAACGCAAGAGATTGAAGAAAGTATCGCGAATATTGAGCAGATCAACCTCAAAGTCCGGGCGAACCTTGACAAAGACAAGGCAGAAGAGGACGCGAAGGTTTACCGCGAGCAATACCGCGAATTGGATCTTGTGATTGAGGGTATTCGTAAACAAAAAACGGACTTGCTAACAAACGCGGACTTACCACTCCCGGGCTTATCCGTGGACGATGGAGAGCTTCTATACCTCGGGCAGCGTTGGGACAATATGTCCGGATCGCAACAATTACAAGTCGCGACGGCTATCGTTCGCAAGCTCAAGCCAGATTGTGGCTTCGTCTTAATTGACAAGCTCGAGCAGATGGACCAGATCACACTCGCAGAATTTGGGGCATGGCTAGAAAACGAAGGCTTGCAAGCAATCGCGACGCGTGTATCAACGGGCGGAGAATGTTCGGTCATCATAGAAGACGGGTACAGTATCGACCCCGAAAGTTTTGAAAATGTGCTTTCAAACGGGGCAATGAATGGCGCACTAAACACAATCGCGCCAACTTGGCAAGGCGGATTCTAAAAAAAAAGAAAGAAGGAAAAATCATGAAAAAAACAGAAAAATTTATCGTATTGCGTAACAAAAATACAGGCGACTATATCCAAAATTACAAAAACAAAGAAGGCGCATTTACATTTTCAGCGCAATTGACTAGCGAAATTCAAGACGCTGCAACTAATCTGATTGATTCAATCGAGGTCGTTGAAAATGACGGCCAAAATTTAAAAGCACTCGCGCAAGGTATGGGGTGTGAGATCTTGGTAGTAGAGGCTGAATACACACTCAAGACACTAGACGGTGAAGAACCGAAGGACCTCACGGAAGAAATCGAGAAAGCAAAACGCAAACATTTTGATAACTTTCTTCGTAGCCTTTTACTTTTAGCTGACAGCGACGACGAGGAGGAATAAAAAATGCAAATTACAAGAGGAAGGAAGGCGCGGGCGCAAAAAGTCGTCATCTATGGCCCGGAAGGAATCGGAAAGTCTAGCTTTGCGAGTCAATTCCCGGATCCGGTATTCATCGATACGGAAGGATCAACGGACAATATGGACGTGGCCCGGTTAGATAAGCCTACAAGTTGGGCAATGCTCAAAAACGAGATCGCGTTCATCAAGGCGAATCCAGACGCTTGCAAGACGCTAGTCATCGATACGATCGATTGGGCGGAACAACTCGCGGTCGATTATGTTTGCGCACAACACCAAAAGAACGGGATCGAAGATTTCGGATGGGGCAAGGGCTATACATACGTCCAAGAAGAGATCGGGCGCTTACTGAATAGCTTGGGTGAGTTAGTGGACAACGGGATCAACGTCGTTTTGACAGCTCACGCACAGATCAAGAAATTCGAGCAGCCTGACGAGATGGGATCATATGATCGATACGAATTGAAGCTCGGGCAAAAGTCAAGCTCAAAAACAGCTCCACTCGTGAAGGAGTGGGCCGATATGGTGCTCTTTGCGAATTATAAGACACTCGTCATGACGACGGACACCGGCAAGAAAAAAGCTCAAGGGGGCGAGCGTGTCATGTACACGAACCACCGTCCGGCGTGGGACGCGAAGAACCGCCACGGATTGCCCGATCAATTGCCTTTTACTTACGACAGTATCGCGCATATTTTCGCAACGCAACAAGTGACACCGCAACCGCAAGCACAACCGCAACCGGCACAACCAGCGCCAGAGCCTCAACAAGAGGAACAACCAAAGAGCGAGATCAAGGAACAATTGACCGAGGTCGAACAAGAGGTGGCCCGAGAAATGGGACGCACACCGCAACCGCAACAAGCACCAACAAGCGGAACGCTTCCGCAAGCATTGATCGACTTAATGACACCGCACAACGTCACAGAAAGCGAATTGCAAGACGTGGCATATATCCGCGGACACTTCCCGATGGGAACACCAATCGAAAACTTCCCGGCGAATTATTGGGATATGATCGTCGCGAATTGGGACGCTACACTCGACGTCATTCAAAACCAAGTCCGGAAAGATCCGGAATTACCATTTGACACTAACAACTTATAAGAATTAAAGGAGAAAAATTATCATGACACAACAACAATACAACAACAAATTTGAGCGTGAGTTTGGATGGGAAGACACGATTCAGAAGGATTCAGAATTCGTCCTATTACCAGAAGGATTGTACTATTTCACAGTTAAAAGCTATGATCGCGGACGTCACACGCCGAACCCGCAGAATCCCGGAAAGTTGCCAGCTTGTCCAAAAGCAACAGTCTATCTTCAAGTCGTGGCAAATGAAGGAGAAACCGAGCTCCGTCATAACTTATTCTTGCACAGTTCAACCGAAGGTATGCTCTCCGCGTTCTTTGGATCTATCGGACTAAAACGTAAAGGCGAACCGCTTCGTATGGATTGGAACTCAATCATTGGAAAATCCGGAGTATGTAAGGTTGGAATTCGCGAGTACAACGGCAACAAGTACAATGAAGCAAAAAGCATGATCTATGCCGAAGACGTTGACTATACGAAGGTATTGAACGCACAACCGGGACAAGCTCAACAATTCCAACAACAACCAACACAAGGATTCAATCCCGGGCAGTTTTAAGGGGGTATAAACAATGGTCGGAAAATTAAGGAATGATCTCACGGGTCAAAAATTTGGGTTTATAACTGTTATTCGTCGATCTTCAAATAAAGGCAATGGAAAAAAGTCAGTTGTAAAGTGGGAGTGCAAATGTAAATGCGGGAAAGAATTTTCCGTTAAATCTGATTCTTTAATTTCCGGCCATACTTTGAGTTGTGGGTGTAAAAAAAGAATCCACGGGAAAAGCAACAAAGAAAGGCTGTATCAAACTTGGAAAAACATGAGACAGCGTTGCAACAACCCCAAGCGAAAAGATTATCCTCGATATGGTGGCCGCGGCATTTCTATTTGTCCAGAATGGAACGAATATAAAACGTTTCGTTCGTGGGCTTTATCTCACGGTTACGCTGATAACTTGTCGATCGATCGGATCGACGTAAACGGAAACTATGAGCCTTCTAATTGCCGATGGGCAGACGCTACAATTCAAGCGAATAATGTTAGACGTAACAGGATAATAGAATTCGAAGGAAAAAGGTGCACACTAGCAGAATTCGCAAGAGCAAACAAGTTAAGTTATTCAGCGTTACAACACAGACTAGATCGTGGGTGGAGTATTGAAAGGATAGTTAAAACACCTCAAAAGAAAGGTTGAAATGGAATTAAGAAAATATCAGAAAGAAAGTATTGATTCCGTTTTAAGTGAATGGAATCAAGGAAGAAAAAGAACTCTATTAGTCCTTCCGACCGGTTGCGGAAAAACAGTTGTTTTTACAAAACTAGCCGAAGAAATGGTTAAGCAAGGCAAAAGAGTTTTAATTTTAGCCCATAGGACGGAGTTACTTGAACAAGCAAGTGACAAACTATATAAAATAACCGGATTGAAAACGTCGTTAGAAAAAGCAGATAGTACCGCAATAGGATCTTGGTATCGCGTAACTGTCGGCTCGGTTCAAACTTTGCAACGAGATAAAAGATTAAACCAATTTCCAAAAGACTATTGGGACGTGATTATCGTTGACGAAGCCCATCATATTCTTTCAGATGGATATATGAAAGTTATGGAATATTTTGACGTTGCGAATGTGCTCGGAGTTACAGCAACGCCGGACAGATCCGATATGCGCAACCTCGGATCGTATTTTGATAGCTTGGCTTATGAATACTCACTTGTGCAAGCAATCAAAGAGGGCTATCTATCCAAGATTAAAGCCTTAACGATTCCGATTGATCTCGATCTCTCGAGCGTTTCAATGTCCGCGGGTGATTTTAAAGCAAGTGATGTCGGAACGGCACTCGATCCGTATCTCGTACAGATTGCGGACGAAATGGCCGAATATTGCAAGGATAGAAAAACAGTCGTCTTCCTTCCACTAGTAAAGACAAGCCAAAAATTCCGCGATAT